CGTAATCTTTTTGTTCTACAAACTTATTAAGAACATCTGCGTAAATAACAGGAACTTCTCTAAAGTTAAACGCGCGCGTAGGAGATTTCTTAATAAAACGTAAGAACTGCTTTAGTTCTCCTACCGCTTTTTCACTATCTTCGTTCTCTTCGCTATCGTTTTCTAACGATTCGCGGAGTTGTTCTACATTATTTTTAGCGTTATCTAAAACGTTTTCTATTTCGGGTTTAGGTTCTTCTTCCGTTTCGCCACTTGTATCTAATCCGCCTAAGGCTTCTTCAAAAGGTTTTAGCCCTGTTTCGGTAACTAAATACGCGCCAGCACCAGCAACAATAATCGGCATATCGGCTTCTGCGGCTTCTATTAGCGGTCTACCAGATAGCGAACGAAGTTCGTTAAGAGTTAAATCGCCAGACTTTAACTGAATATCGCGCGTACGTGCTACGGCTTCGGTATCTTCGCGAGTATTTGTTGTAAATCTAAACTCTAGTTCGCGTGGCATACCTAAGAAAGTATAAGAAAGATTTGTAATCATACGCGCGACCCATTGTGCTAATGGTGCCGAACCTAATACTTGACTTGATTCCGCTTCTCCTGCTTGGAATCCTGCGCCACCTAATCCGCCTTTAGGACTAAATCCGATTTCTGTAGGTAATACGCCGAAGTGTCCGCAAATACTATTAACTAAATACTCATCTAACGTATCCTTAAAACGTTCTCCGTATCCTTCGTACTGTACGGGTGTTAGACCAGCAGGAAGTAAACGAACGCGCTTACGTTGTTCGGTTTGTCCTGCTAAATCATTATTAAATATATTTTCGTACGCACGAAGTAGGTCAGGATTATTGCCAAAGTTAGCGTCAGTTTGCATTAAGAGTTCTGGCGTAACTCCGTCTGTATATTCGGCACGTAGCCATTGTTGTCTACGTAAGTAAATATCTGCGAGCGCAAGAGCGCGTTCTGTTGGTGAATATCCATAGACCGTAACGCTTCTTCTATTTTTGACCATATAAGCCAGTTCATCTGAGGTGAACTCTCCATCAACATCTTCCGTTTCGGTAGTCGCAGTAAACTCGCTACGTGGGAAGCCGTAAAGAATCTGCTGGAAAGCAGGGAACGGCGGAGTAGGACGCATACCCCTATCGTCAATAAGTGGCTTAATAGTCGAGCCGTCAAGAATCTGTAGCCCGTGTAAATCGCCGTTTACTTTAGGTTGAGGCCAAACTGCCCACGCGTCAAGTACAAGGATTTCTTCAAGCGCAATATTTAACCAGTCGTAAAAGATAAGTCCGTTAGCAGGGTCAGGTTGTTCCCAGAAAGAACGAAGGCGCGCAATTTCTTCTGTATATTTTTCGCGAGCAACGGACATAGCGCGTGTATGGTTACCGCCGATTTCGCTAATAATCTTTTCTGCGGAATCTTCGCCAAGAACAATATCCCAGTTAAGTCCTAATATTTTTTGTTTACTTACTTCGATACAACGGCGAAGAATATCTATCTGGTCTGCTGCGGCACGAAGCGTCTTAAACGGAACTAAACGCGTTTCCGTAATATTTATATTCTGCGCTACTTGGTATTCGTAACGGCGTGGTGCTGGTCTACCTGATTCTTCTAATGGTGGGTTAATCGCACCAGCAGGAATAGGCGAACCTGGTGAGAACGGGACAGTAGGAAATATCGCGTTGCGTGGCAACGGATTAGTTTGCCCGTAAGTTACGTTCGTCTGTCCCGAAATATTACGCATTTGTTGTTCGGACATAGTGACAGCACCTTGCGGTAAGTTAGGTGCCTTCGTTATTTCTTCGGCTACCTTCTGAGCAATACGGTCTAGCAGACCCATATTTATCTCCTTTTATTAGCCGTGTACAACTACGCGATACTGATTTGAAGTAGGTGCTACCGAGAACAATAACGTAATAGCGGTTGTAGAAGTATGTTGAACATCGCAAATAACTTCTGCGTATGGCGAAGAGTTATCGTAAACCGCAACCGTCACATCTCTTGTATTTAGATTATGTGTGACGGTATAAGAAGTAGCAGAGCCGTCACCTACGCTTGCGGCATATTTAGTTACTACTACAGAAGTATCAATAGCAACGGTATCTGCGCCTACGCTAATACCTGTTCCTGCGCCTACTGCAAAAGTAGTTCCTGTAAGAGTAAGACCGTCACCTGCGGTATAAGTTCCAGCACCGCTAAACTGTTGGAAAACTACAGGGTCAGTACCGACAGTAGTTACTTCGTCTACGCAAACCCAACCTGTATTAGCAAGAGTTGTACCTGCGTCTACGAAGGTAAAGTCACCGCCAGCGATTTCTGTTGATGTATCAAAATCTGTTGCGCGAGTGAGTACCCAGTTAGTAGAACCGTCACCGACAGTTGTAAGAGTATAAATACCGTTTTGGCTAGTAGTTGTTTGGTTCTTAACAAGAATACGAGCGTTAAGAGCAGGGCTTACTCCGTCTGTACTAAATGCGGCTTGTGTACCTGCGTTAGTAAGTGTCGCGCCTACGCCAGAACTTCCGTTGCTATATGTAGCGTTTAGATTTGCGGTTGTTGCGGCATAAGAAGCAGGGTGGATATTTAAGCCTTGTGCTACGTCATCTACGTATTGCTTATTTGCGGCATCTGTAGCAGATACAGGAGAAGCAAGGCTTGTAATCTTATAAGAGTTAAACGAAACGTCTGCGGTTGGAACTGCGAGCGCGCTTAGGTTAATAAGAGAGTGCGCAGAGTTATCGTGTGTAGGAGTACCGTGTGTATGGTCGCTACGTGAAACGCTAGTAGCAGAACCGTTTGCGCTTGCCGTACCGAAAGTAGTTTCGGCAGTTACGTTTCCAAACGAAGGCATAGCGTGTGCGTGGTCTTCACGAGCAGGAGCAGTACCAGTTCCAACCGCGCCTGAACCGCCGATAGCGAGCGCAGTAGGAGTTGCGTTAGTTAATGAAGGTGTACCGTGAGTGTGGTCGCTACGTGAATAAGTATTTGCGCTACCGTTTCCGCTAGAAGCACCATACGAAGTTTGTGAAGTTACGGAACCAAAGTTAGAAACTTGTAGCCAAGTTGTACCGTTATCTAAATAAAGTAGTTGCTGGTCTGTAGCGAAGAATAAACGACCTGCGACACCTGCGGCAGGACGATTAGCGTAAACGTCAAAAATGATTTCGGATTCGTTAAGTACCGATACCCACGCACTACCGTCATAGTAATAAATCTCGCCGTCACCAGTATTAAAATAAATCTGACCAGCAGAAGGAGTGCTAGGCGCAGTACCAAGATTTTGGATAACCGCATTTTGTAACTCGTTCTTATTAAGGTCAATAGATACTAAAAACTTACGCGCCATTATTTTCTCCTAAATCACGTACGCCGTACCAGCGAACGCACTCGTAAAGGTTATCACCATTTGGTTTTTACTTGGGTAACTGAATGTGCCTTCACATTGTGTCCCTGCGGAATCAAGAACTACCGCAGTAGGTTCGCCGTTTAGATTATGGTTAATAGTCCAAACCGCGCTTGCTATCGCTTGTGTATGTACGTAGAAAACAGAAGCCGCAGTACCTTCTGGTCCTTGTGGTCCAACGGCAGAAATTGTAACTGTAGGTATTACAGGTTTTACTACGATAGCGTCATCTGCCATTATCTTGTCACCTCAGGACTTATTACTACTTGACCTTGTGCTAGTCGTGTAACAATACCACTCACACTACTGATTTCTATATCGTAATAGTACGTGCCTTCGTCAATATTGCGCGTCTGTGTCGCAGTAGCGTGGACTTCAATATTTCCTGTTAAAGCCGTAATCGTTATACCGCCGTTAGAAGTATTAAGAGTTAGAACCGCGTCAGGGCTAGAAGGTAGCGAACGTATCTGTAGTTCTGCCGTGTAACCCGTAAGGTTTACTGGCGCATACGCTAATCCGCCAGAGATATACGCACCTGTAGCACCGTTAGTAACTGTAAACTGGCTAGCAGTACGAGAAGCGATAGTTACGTTTTGTAAGTTATAAACATTAGGAATAACGCCGTCAATAGATACTACTTGTGAAGCGGTATATCCATTATCGGCAGTATAAGTAACCGTAGTTCCGTTTCCTACGATATTAGTAATAACGGCAGGTTGGTTATATACAAAGTTGATATACCAGTCTGCACCTTGGTCAATAACCGTGTTATAAGTAACCGCCACTTAAACTCCTAAACTACTTCCGCAACGAGAACATACACTAGAACCCTTTGGCGCAGGGAAGCGACACGAAGGACAAAATACCGCTAATGCGGCAAGTCCCATAATACTACTAGCACCTTCGCTTAACTCCGTCAATGCCCATACAAGCGCGTCTAATCTATCGGGACTAAAGGTAGCAATAGGTGTCCACTCACATAACTGCGTTTCTAAATCCGCAAAGTATCCGTGATGATGAACTCTTCCTTGTTCGTATAAAGAACTAATCGGTTCGGCACGAACTTGCTTACCCCGTGTAGCGGTTACTTTCTTAACAGGAACATTATTATCAACTTGACGGATAAGAAGCGTTACCATATCTCCGCCGTTATTCGTTTCCGCAATAATCTTATCTGCCTTTCGTTCGTGGTAAAGATTTACGGCTACTCGCGCCCACGCGTCAGGGGACGCTCTTAAACTTTTATCTTCTAATACGTAGTAATGATTATCCGCCGTAATACCTGCCGCAACGATTCCCGTTTCATCTGAGTTAGCGTTAGAAGTAACCGCAGGGTCAATGGCTATAACGATTCGGATTAAAGGCGGTACGTCAGTTACTCGCGCTCGCTCTATCATCTCTCTAGTCCATAGCGCGCCTTCTACGGTATCGAGTATTTCGCCGTATAACTCCTGCCTACCTAAACGAGTATTTTCATAGCGTAGTTTAAGTTCAGCGAGCGCAGACGGCGCAAGATTTTTAGCGTTATCAAAAGTAGAACCGCGCACTACCAATACTCCACTACGAGTTATTAAGTCCTTGATGAGTTTGGTAGGACGCGGTGTAGTGGTAACTATAGTCTGTGGGTGTTCTCCTAAACGCGCACCAAACTGGTATTGGTCCCACGTGTCGGGATACTTAAATGCGGCAAGTTCGTCAAACCAACCGCCGTGAAACTGTGGACCGCGTAAACGGTCAGGCTCTTCTCCTGAGAATAGTTTTATACGGCTACCGTTAGTTAAAAAGATTTCGGATATAGAACGGTTATAGTCTTTTAACGTTCCGTACTCGCGAAGAATCTTTAGTATTCCCGATTCTCCTTCGACACACGTATCACGCGCGTCAGCGTGAGTAGGCGCGATAATCGCCCAACGGGTTTTAGGGTTACTTGACGCTTTCCAAGCAAGCCACTCTGCCGCAGTACGAGTTTTGCCAGCACCACGACCAGCAAGAAATAAATACGTAGTCCAGTCTTTATTCTCAGGTGGTACTTGTTCCGTTCTCGCTAGTTCGTGCGTCCACCGCACCCTTCTTGCCGCTATCAAGGAGAGCAACGAGCCGTTGGACTTCGGCATCAATGGTATTTCCGTCATAGTTAGTTACTTCTATCTGCGACTTAGTAGGTTGGTCTAACCCAAGTAGTCGCGCTCGCCTTTCCATAATACGAAGAACCGCCATAACTGCTGGTACTTCTCCGCGCATTACTCTCGACCAAAGCGCACCCTGCGCCAAGTCAAGTCTGTCTATCTCCGTGTTACGTAACTCTTCTACGTCAGCACGAACGATTCTCTTACACGCGTTCATATACGCCTTATGCGCGCCAGACGCGTGTTTATAGCCCAACTGTTTAGCGATTAAATCAAACGTTAATCCGCCACGCCGTAACTTTAATACTTCGGCTTCCTTCTCTAACGTTTCGGGTTTAATCCGACTAGGACGCGGTTTACCTTCAGTCATTTGTAGCCCAAACTATTAGTAGCCCGATAATAAACGGCATAACGAAACCGCCTACTACAAAGCCGATTAAGAACTCTAACATTTATTCTCCCTATAGTTACACTACAAAATCTTATCTAAGATATTAACTTTAACACTTTCGGCTACGGCTTTCATCATTAACGGCGGAACACTTCTACCGATTCGTTCCCAACGTTGTTCATACGTACCCGTCAATATAAAATCTTCGGGGAAGGAACTAAGCGCGCGTAGTTCGCCTAACGTAAACTTACGTTTCTCTATCGGGTGAGTAACACTTGCCGCACCTACATTTCCGCCTGTAGCGGTAATAGTCCCGATAGGTTTATTAAGCGCAGGACGTACTAACTGAAAGTACTTATCGCTCTGCTGACCTATCATTATTTTGTCGTACTCCACGCCTAACGCGTAAGCGTCTAGCGTTATATCTCTATTCGTTTCAGGGTCGTGCGTAATACGTTTATCGTTAGTAACGAGTATGTCTTTCAGTACGTAACGCGTATTCATAGGAGTAGGAAATACGGGAAGTAGGTTGTACTTCTCAGATAAATCTCTTCTTACTCCGATAAGGATTAACCTTTGGCGCGCCTGAGGTACGCCTAGATACGAAGCGTCAAGAATCTTCGCGCCGACAACGTAGCCACTAGAGCGTAGTTCGGTCATAATCGTCTTAAAGTAGCCAATAGCCTTACCGCGAACTAAACCCGTAACGTTTTCGGCTACGAATACTTTCGGTTTTAATCCGCGTACTAAACGTACGTACTCGAAAAATAAATCATCTGCGCGCTGAACCGAATCCGAATATTTCTTTTCGCGTCCCCACGCTTTCTCTCGACTTCCTGCCATAGAAAAAGAAGCGCAAGGCGGAGAACCTTCAAGTACGTCTATTTCTGTAGTATTAACTTCTTCTAAAATCTGTTCTGCCGTAACTTTACGAATATCTTCGCCGTTAAGGATTACGTTCGGGTGGTTAGCCTTATAAGTATTACGCGCTTCTTCTATAAACTCGTTAGCCCATAAAACGTTATATCCTGCCATTTCAAAGCCTAAGCAAGAACCGCCGCACCCAGAGAAGGTAGAGATTAAGTTGTAGCCGTTAGTACCGCGTATCTTCTCTATCTCCGCCATAGTAGGCACGTTATAGGTCATTTAACCGCAAACCACCCTGCGAAGTTAAGGTGACGCCAATAGCACTCTACGTGCTTAAATCCTGCGCTACGTAACATATCTTCGTTCCACTTACTCGTTACGGGAACTAATACGCCTTCGAGCGCGGAACGTTTAGCGTTAATCTGTTCTTGCGTATATCCGTTATCGCCTTTACCGTCTAAATAAGTTTCTACTAAAACTTTATCGGCGTACGAATCGTTACCTAAAACTTTTTCTACAAATAAAAATATACCGTTATTCGTTAGCGAGTTATATGCGTCTTGGATAATCCTTTGGCGATACTCGATAGGAATAAACTGTAACGTCAAAATAGATAACGTTACCGAACTAATAACTTCGGGGTAGCCTTTACGTAAGTCAAACTCTCTTATATCTGCGTCAGGAACTTCGGCGCGTGAGGCTTCTAGCATAGGCGGAGATATTTCTAAGCCTACGTATTTATATTCGCGCGTACCTAAAGCGTTAATAATCGGTTTAAGTGCCGCACCGCGCGAACAACCTAAATCAAC